CACCACTAATTGCATTAACAATATCATCTTGAAACTCATTAGGATTTAAGTTATATGTTCTTACAGTAGCTTTCATATTGTCTACAGCAGCAACATATTCTTGTTCTGTCATTCTAAGTGAACCATCTTTTCTCTTTATTCCAGGGTATACTTCTTCCATAAGAGGGTCTGCTCTCATCTCTGCTAAAGCTAAACGTTCATTTCCTGATTCTGCATATTTATTTAAAAATAATCTAATTAATCTGTCATCTAAATAAGGATATAAGCCTTTAGCCTGTTCAAATGTAGATGGTCCTGTTTGTTTTGTTTCTTCTACTTGTGCTGATTTAGAATAATTACCAAGCAAATCTTCTAATGTACCTGTATCTAACTTTCCTTTTTCACCTGTAGGTGGAGATGTATTTGTAAAACCTTGTCCTCTATATATACTTTCTTGGTCTGCACTACTGACTAATATTGCAACACCTTCATCATTGTATAAATAAAATGGTGTAAAAGTAACTTCTTCTACAACTGTTTCATCAACTGTATCATCAACTGTATCATCAGGTTCTTCTGTACTCACATCACTTCCATAAACTAAACCAGTAGTTTTTGTAACGTTATATAAATTTGGGTCTGCTGCTTCTGCTTCACCTATAGACCTAAAAGTACCTATCTTTGCTTCTGCTGCTGCTCTTGTGTTTGGTCCAATAATTCCATCAGGTGTTACACCTAATTCTCTTTGTAACGCCTTAATTTCTTCTGTTGTCATGTTTTCCATAATTAACCTACTAAACTTTGTCCTGTAAATACACCTGATACATCTTGCTTAAACACACTTGCCATAGCACCTAACGCTTGGTCTTGATATGTAGGGTCATTTTCATATTGTTTTCTTACTTCTCCTGCAAACAATGTCATATCTCCACCGACTTTTTGTGATATAATGTCCACATTCTTTTTGTCTTGATTAGACAATGCACTCTTACCAGTTATAGATTGAAATGTTCTATATAGTGGTGCTGACCATAGTTCATGTTGACTACCTTCATAATTAGGAAATAATTTATCGTGTGCTTTCTGCAACTGTTCTATAATTACTTCTCTATTTGTAGTGACACCTTCACCTTGTGCAGCATCAGCACGTAACATAGCAGCGTATTGTTCTATAACGCCATTATCTTCAAATGCAACTGCTGCATCTACACCAAGATATTTTGTAACTAAACTTTTAGCATCAGACATACCACTTTTTGTAGGATTAATCTTGTCAATATATCCTATGTAGTCTTGGTTCATAGCACTTACACCACCTGCCATAGATAATTTATATGGGTCTATTAAGAAAGATATTGTTTGTGCAGCTTCTGCTGTAGTTAAATTACCTTGTGCAATATCACTTGCTAGTTCTCTAACTAAATCATCAACACCTTCTCCAGATATACCTAACTGTGCAATCTGTAGCTTTAGTGCTGTGTAGTTATCTTTAACTAGCTCTGCTGCTTTAGTTGGATTTGTATATACAAGCTGAATCCAATCTCTTTGTTCTGGTGTGTGGTCTTTAAACCAAGTTAAATTTTCTAAGTATGGAGTTATGTCCTGTCCAGTAATTGCACCATATGCAAATAACTGTTGTACTTCATCATCTAAATACCAAGTCTTACCAAATATTGTTGCTTTCTTTTGTAAATCATTTTCTACGTTTTCTAATAACCAATCTATATCTGTCTTAGGATTTTCAGGGTCAAGAAGTTTTAGGTCTGATAAGTTGAACATAGGAAAAAATGCATATCCATACTTATCTGTAAATGTTTGTTCTGTATACGCAACTGCAGTATCTAATGCACCTTCTGCAAAACTTTCTGGTAAATCTACATCTACTACTAATGGCATAACAGCACCACTTGTAGTTGTGTAATTATACACAGCATAGTACCTTCCATTAACGAAAATTAATTCATCTGGAACTTGTAGTCTACTACCTTCTTTAAATATTGCCATTAGTCATCTCTATTATAAACATTGTTTGCTAACTTTACAGTCCTATCTATTATCACATTAGCACTAGGGTTATTGTTTAAATACCCTGTAAATACTTTATCATAATCAATAGAGTTCTGCATAAGGTCTAGTTTTTGGCTATCTGGTATATTACTGTAATAAATATCATTTCTCATATCTATATCACCTACATCTTCTATGTAACTTTCTTCTAAAGCATCACCATTAGATGCTCTAGTCATAACATCTATAGCTGTACTCCATATTGCATTACCTAATAATTCTGCAGGTGACCTTGAACCTGCTTCTTCTAACATTTCTAATAACTCACCACCATAATCTTGCCAAAAAGTTTCTTCAACCAGTTGCTTTTCCCATTCTTCACCATTAGCAAGTATCTCATTTCTACGTGCATATACTTGATATAGTTCAGGTAACGATAGTGCAGCAGTTCCTAACAAGTTAAATATTTCATAAAAAGACCATATTGCTGCTGCAGTTGCAACACCTGTACCAAGAGTAATAGCACCTGCTGCTGCTGCTACAGTTGCAGCTTTTGAAAACGCTTTGTTAATTAATGTTTCACCTATGTCTAATGTTTTCCAACCTACTCCTAAAGCCTTACCTACTTTGCTTTGTGCAAATGATTTCATCATCTTACGTAAAGTTGCTACATCAGGTGTTAATCCAGTAGGAACTCTTTCTTGATTATATGGAATACCATAATAACCAATATTGTTACTACCACCTACTGCTCTTCCATAAGTATAAGAAGCTCTTACACTATCAATAGTTTCATTACCATACACTACTGGTTGAACAGGATTTACTACTGCATCATATCTTGGTGCGTTATTAGGATATAATTCCTCAATAGATATGTCGTAATCTAATATATTGTTTAAATTAGTTTCAATTATTCCATTTTGAAAATGCTCATCTGGTGCAATAATAGTTATATCTCCAACTATGAAATTTGATGGTATATCTCTTAATTGTTGCCGACTAAGATTAACTGGTGTTGTACTGCTATCTGGTGCTGTAACATTAAATATAGGTTCTTGACCAGTTCTTTTTATAATTTCTATCTCTGGTCGTGTTGTTCCATCAATAGGACTTGGACCACGCAAATTTATCTTTACAGCACCTACTGTTCTATTGTCAACCATATCATATAAATTATCTAATGCAGTATTAAGTTTTTGTACATCAATTCCCTCATTACTTGCAAACGCTTCTATAGGAGGAGTAATGTTTGCTTGTGAAAATACTGGTTGTGGAGATATATCTCTAGGAGTTCTAGTTTCTGAACTTGTATTTCTAACCATTTCTAATTCTTCATCTATAACAAATTGTCTGTTTTGTATTTCTTCATTAGAAGTTTTTCTATTTATATATAAAAAATTATCTGATGCTCTCAATCTTAAAGAACCATCATTTGATTCATAAGCAACATTAAAAGCAGCACCCACTCTACCAGTAGGATGTATTCTTGAAGATATTGGATTATCTCTTTCTTGTCCTGAAAAACCATCTCTTACTTCTATTCCTAATTCTTTCATCATATGAATAAAAGAACGATTTATTATATTTGTTGTAATTCCACTTCCTGTTTTTGTAGATTGCACATTAGAAGTAATAGATGCAACCACATTATTATTTACATCTAAATGATTTGTTACTTCTATAGTTGCATAATGTTTTGTTAATGTTAAATCTCCATTTGTATTTTCTACATCATATATAAAACCAACTTCAAAATAATCTTTTGGTCCAAATCTGTCTGATAATGTTTGTCTTGTTCCAACGTGTTCAATTTCTACAACTAAAAGATTTCTATCAGCACCACCAAATAAATCTGACTCATTAAATAAAGTTTCTGCACTTCTTGTAAAGTAATGTTTAGCTTTATCAGATAATATAACTTTATCTTGAAATGAACCACCATTTATTTTTCTAAATGCTTGATTTAGTTCAGTACCAAAAATATCTTCATTATTAAAATATATACTACTTAATACTGCTAATTGACCATCTCCTAATAACTGATTTCTATACCAACCCTGATTTTCAAATAATGGGTCTAAATCCTCAAACATATCATATATAGAAAATGCACCTGCTTCGGCATCTAATATATTAATATTGCCTTCACTTATTCTTGCTAATACAGCTCTTTCACTAAGATTATCTTGGTTTAACAACTGTGTTACAGGTCTACTATCTGTAATTGTTGAACCTCTAGTTGATGGAGATGTTGTTGTATCTGGTGTTGTTGTTTCTGGTGTTGTTGTTTCTGCTGCTTGTCCAAATCTTGAATCTACCCATTGTAATATACCTTGTGTTTGTATATTTGCTTCTGAACCTGCTAAACCATCTATCTGTGACAATAATGATTCTCTTGTAAACATATTTAGATTACTTTCTCTCATTGTGTCCGAAGGATATGTTTCAATTAAATCTTCTAAGAAGTAATACATAGCTTCTCCATTATTATCCATAAAGTTATTTAGTGAACCAGTTTTAATAATTCCAGTATCATCAAGTTGAGAATGTACTACTAAATCATTTGTATAGACTAAACCTAAATTTTCAAATATATTTTGTAGCTCTGTTACATCTTCCATAGGATTTAAACCTGTAGAAGTTACCATAGCTTCAGTACGCATAAGTAGTTGTGCAAACATTTGTGGGTCTACCTCATATGAAAGTGCATCAAACAAACCATAAATATCATCTTTTTTTCCGAAGTATTTTATTTTCTCTAGTTTTTCTGGGTTATCGTAGTTATCAGATAAAAACTTAATCATTGGATTGCCACCAATATTTTTTCTTCCAGTAGCAATATAAAGTAATTCTTGATTAAGTTTACTTCTTTTTACATCAGTCAAATTTTCTAAATCTACTGATGCTAATAAATTCAACATAGATACGTGTCTAGGAGATTTTAATATATTGGTTTGCTTTGGTTTAATTGCAAACTCTGCATCAGTACCATCCAAAGGACTACCCCATAATGATTGAATTACTCTTGGCAATCTTACTTTAAATTCACCACCTACTCTACGAGTTTTCCATTCATCTACTTTTTTCCACAATGGTCCTGGATATCTCACCATAGAACTGTGACTCCAGTTAGTAAATTTTGTATCTACATCTAATTCGGTAAAATATTCACCTGTAAATATAAATCCACCATTTTGATACAAATTAGCAACTCTATCATTTATAGGAGAGTTAGTTAATATTACAAAGTCTGCATCAGCTACAGTTAATAAACCATGAAACCATTCTTGGCTTTTTATTACACCTGCTTTTTTAACTTTTTCAGCTAATGACATTGTAGATTCTCCTGTAAATATAGAATATTCTGATGGCGAAATGACATTAGGATAATATCCAGTTACTGAACCTGGATGTGTAGATAAAAAGTTAGTAGTGATACTTGCACTTCTTTGACCTAAAATATCTCTACTACTACGAATACTATTTTCGTACTGTCTAGCATATGCAGAATCTGATTCAAAAAAACTAAGTATATGTTTTTTACCATTTACATCTTGATACGTTAAAGCTAGTACATAGCTTGGTTTTTTTTCTAATGTTGTATATCTTTCTCCAAATGGTTTTGCTAATATTTTTTTAATATAATCTGGAAAACCTTTCCAATGAACTGCCATATTGGTATAGTCACCTTGAACTGGAGATTTCATTTGACCTATAATTTCAAAACTATAATCTCCACCTTCAAGAACTGTATCTAAAGCTGCAGCTACTTCTGAATTGTATTTAGCATTTTGAAGTATAGAACCCATTTTTCTATGGTTTTGTTTATTAGTAGTTAGTAATGGTCCATCTTCTCCATATTGTTTAAATCTTATATCTGTTAAATTTTCAAATCTTCCATCTAAAAATTCTGCAACTCTTATTTTTAATGCATCTTTATCTTCAGGAAAAATAATTAAATCGTGTGTGATATTGCCTGTAGTGTTATTTAGTACATTTTTTTCAACATCACGTATGCTGTTTTGTCTTTTAATTTGGTTTTCATCTTCAAGAAACCCACCTTCTTCATCCATAAATGCAGGTCTTTCTGTATTAGGGTCTAATCCCCTAAATACTATAGAGTGTTTGTTATCTTTAGAATATCTTTTTAATATCTCAAAAAACCTCTCTTCAATTTTTTTAAAATATATTCCATCATCAGTAGTAGGATTATTATTGACATTAAATTTATCTACATCTATGTCAAACTTATCATATATTCCTTTATATCTTGGTGAGTTCCTAGGTGATGTTGCAACAGATACAACATCATCTGTTCTTAAAGATAAAGTTAAAATATCATTATCTACTGCATATTTAAGATAGCTAATCATATCTTCTCTAACACTAATACTTATTGCATCTGACCTATTTATATAATCAACTAAACCTTGATACTTAGAAACATTAATATCATACCCTTCTAAAAACTCACCAAATTCTTCTAAGTTTCTTGAACTGTAAGAATTAAGTATATTTGCATTATCACTACCTACTGAAGTTTGAGTAGGAGTAGCATCAGGAACATCTGGAGTTTCAGTAGTAATTTCTGGTGTACTGTTTGCTTCCCTTTGAATAGAAGCAATTTGTTCTGGGTTAGTATCTAAACGATTATAGAAAGCACCTAAATCACCTGAATCTATATTTTGAAATAAAAACTCTCCTAAATTATCAACTAAACCTTCTGTACTATAACCTGCATTACTAGCGATTGTTGCTATTTTGTCTACTATAGCATCAATTATTTCATCACCCCAAGTAGTAATACTTGAAGATGGAAATACTTCAGCAACTGATTGTGCTATAGCATTTGATACTGGTCCATCAAATTGTCTAATTCTATCAGCAGGTGTTAAATCTTCTAATCTTGTATCAATGTTTTCAGTAACAAAACGTGTAACTAAACCTAATACTTGTGATTTAAAAGCATCAAAGTTCATAATACATCTTCATAAAGAGTTGCTGATATAAACAACTCTGTATCATCTATGTATGTAGAATTAGTCCTTTCTATGTCAATGTTAATATTTAATGAGGACCAATCTATTTCACCATCAACAATGTATTTATTAAACTCTGGATTATCTTCTAAATATTCTTTTAATTCATCACTCATTATCCACCAAACATACTTCTAAAAGCGTTTCTATCTTTAGGATTTTGTTTTTTAATTTTATTACCTTGTGGTTTTACTCTTAATATTTTTTCTAAATTATTTAAAAATGTAGGTGCAGCTTCTTGGGCAGATGCTACAGGATTGTAACCACTTCTTCTAACTTCATTTTCACCACTAAACATAGAAGGAAAAGGATTGTAACCACTTTCTTTTACTAAATTATTACTACTAGGTGTACTACTTAAAGCATTTGCAGCATCTTCACTTATTTTTACATAAGGTTCTATTGTTCTAAATAAATATTCATAAACATTATCTATCTGTGCTAATGGTTCGTTTTCATTTTTACTTAAATAATATCTGTACATATAGTTTTTTGCAGAGTTCATTCTTTTATTAACTACATCACCTGTGATAACACTACCAGTAGAAGCATCATAAAAATAATCTTGATTGTTTACATTTTTATTTTGTACTAAATCAACAATATTCCTACCTTCATTTTTCATGTTTACTTTTCTATAAGTAACACCATATGGTAAATATCCACTTAAATCTTTTACGTACATATCAACTACTTCTTTAGGCGATAAATCTTTAACTTCTATATTTGCGTACATATTTTTAAAATCATTATTTAAATCAGAACCTACTACTTTTCTTATATTGTTTCCTTTGTAAGAAATGTATGTTTCTGGTTTAGAAAAGTATATACCATCTTTTGCAGATTGTAATGCACTCATCATTTGTTTGATTGTCAAAGGTGTATCTTCCAATATTTTTTCACCTCTATTTACATTTACTGCTAATGGTTCAGCAGGTATTTCTTCAATAGTTCCATCTGGTTTTTGTATCATTTCTGGATTTTCTATATAATCAGTATCATACTCTTTTGCTTTTTCTACGAAATTACCAACACCTGCTTTTATTTGAAATGGGTCATCTTCTATGATGACTGTTTCTTTAGTATCTGGATTAACTTGTTTATTCATAACTGTTTGCCAATTATTAATACCATATGTTCTATCATCACCTGTTTCAGATTGTGCAATTATTAATGCAGCAACAGCATTCAAACCAGGGTCATCTAGTGCTGTTTCAATACTGTCATAAGAATTAAATATGTCGTATTTACGTAAAGTTTTTTCCCAAGTAGGAATATGTATTTGCCATGGTCCTCTTGACTTTTCATTATCTCCTGCTGTATTAGCGGCAAATCCAGATGTAACATCTCCATCTCTATGTTCTGCAAGTGCTATAGCAATAAGAGTATTAATATCTTCTTCGTTATTAGGATTAACTAATAAGTCACCACTTTTAAATTCAAAATCTTCTGATTCTAAATACTGTTTAGCAAACTGTATAAATTGATAAAGTTGCTGTGGACTATACATTAAAAGTTCTCCTCAAATTGCATAAAGTTTCTTGTAAACTCTACTGCTGCTGCAGACCTAGCTGATAATTCTTGACTAGCATCTATTCTACCTGCTTCTAAATCATCTACTATTTTACTTAATTCATATCTTACATCAATAGGTTGTAATAATGGTTTACCTAATTGCTTTCTTGCTTGTTCAGGAGTTGGTGTCATTAAATTAAAATTACTATATGTATATGGTCCTATTTGTGTAGGTGCAGTTCCTGTATCATTTAATGTACTTAAACCAATTACTTCTGATAAAGTAGGTTTATTTTTTTCTATCTCTACTTGTCTTGCTGCTGCATCTTTTTGTAAATTAGAAAATATTCCTGCATACTTTTCATAATCTCTAGCTGTGGCATATATTCCTTTTTCAGCAAACAACTCATCTACTACAGCTTTTACTTCTGCTTCTGTAGGTGGTACTACTTCACTACCATATTGTTCTAAACCTTCAACTAATACATTTGTTCTTTCTAACTTTTCTGCTGCATAAGATAAATAAGGAGTTAACTGACCCCATAAACTTGGTGCATTTTTATCTATCAAACCACTACTTGGCATTAAAAAATTATCATCATTTGCTTGTGTCATCAACATAGCAACAAAATCTATTTCGTTTCCTTTAGCAGAAAAGTTTATAACACCAGGCACAAAGTCGTATGATGATGGGTCTAAACCTAAATTAAATAATTCTTGTTGTATTTCAAATATTGCATTAGATGATAAACCTTCAAATAAAGCTGCAGCAGACCCTCTTCTAAAATGTGGTCTAATAGGGTTACCATTACTGTCTAGTTTTAGTTCTCCTGTTTTACCATCTACATAAAAATCATTTTCATCAATAGGTATATTAGGACCTGTGTAATAGTTTCTTGATTGGAAAAAAAACTCTCCAGTTTCAGGGTCTATTTTTTCTGCAGGTGGAACACTTAACCCTAGTACTTTTTGATTTTCTGGACCAAAGGTTTGTGTTTCAGTTGATGTTATATTCCAATTAAATACATTATCTTTTATTTCCCCTACATATCCTAAAGTAACATCAGGCACAAATAGACTTAAAGTAAAATTACCTTGTGTTCCTGATACCTCTACTTCTCCTGCTAACTCATTTAAAAAGCTAGATAAAGTAGCTGTATAACTATTCCAATCTGTAGGATTTTCTAGTTCACCTTTATACTTTTCTAATATAGGCTCTAAATCATAACCTAATCTTAATTTAGGATTACTAAGTAAATAACTTAATGTATATTCCTCACCTTTTGTACCAAATTCTGCACTTGAAACTCTAATAGGTATTTGTAATATTCTATTTACATCTTTAATAAAATCAGATAAAGGCTTTTCATAATCTTGGTTTTTATCAATATCAGCTAATAAATTTTCTATTTGATTTTTTGATTTCTCTGTTGTCATTTCAAATACCTTCTGTTATCTAATTCTTTCCAGAAACTTCCTAAATACATATCAATCCAGTTTGTATCTTCATACTCTAACGCTAATTCTCTAGCATAAGCATCTAGTTCTTCACGTATATCAGCAATATTACCTGATGTACCACTTAGTGTAGCAGCAACTTTACCCTGAATACCACCTTTAGGAACTCTTATTGATTCTTTTGAAAAACCTTCTATATAAAATAAACCACCATTTAATACAGTATCTATAGCTTTATCATATTCTTTAAAGAACTTTTGTAATGGTACAAATTCAGGTGATTCTTTAAGTAATGGTTCATTTTCCCAATCTCTTAGTTCTAATATAATCTGGTATTTATCTGCCATAAGTACAGCATCGCCTAAACTACCATAAGCAATAACACCATATTCTTCTTGAAGTTTTGTTTTCCTAGCAGAGTATGCTTCATTTCTTGCAGTAGGTGTTAATGATTTATCGTTCTTTAGTTCCTCTTTGTATTTTTCTAATTCAAATTGTAATAATGATTGTTGTACTGCACGTGAATATGCATTAGGGTCTAATGTTTCTGCACCTGCCATAAATGCAGGTAACGAGAACTCATCATCAACTTTATCAGGAAATAAATATATAGCTGTATATGGTTTTCTTTCAATCAACTTTTGATTTTCAATTTGCTGCCAAAACATATAAGATTCTTTCTTAACAGGAAATCTACCTTGTTTTGCACTTGATGATTGTCTTAATGGAATTGGATTTAAACCAAATCTTTTTTCAAATTGTTGTGTTGTTATTGTATAGTCAAACTGATTAGCTTCTAACATTTGTTGATACTTTTGTGCTAATACTTGTATTGTCCACCAACCACCATTCTTATCTTGTATTTCATATCTTGGTTGTATTGATGTAGGATAAGCAGCTTGTGCAGAACCTCTAATTAACCAATGTGTAGCAGCAGCTTTTTCTGCTTCTACCATAGCAAGTTTTATAGATTCTTCATCTTCAGGTGTCCATTTACCTGCGTAGTAATACAAAGTAAATATATCCATTACTGTTCTTGAATATGATGCATTTATTTCTTCTGTAGCTTCTTGTGATAATGGCATAGCTTTTAATAAACCTTTAAACCAAGATGGTAAAAATGGTTCTACCAACAATTCTTGTATGCTAGTAGTTCCTGGTTGTTCAAAATTACCTAATACAAAATCTGTTAAGAATTTAGGTGCAGTAGCAATTTTTGTTAATACTTTAAATGGAACAGTAACTATTGGTCCAAAACCAGGAGAAAATCCATTAGCAGATATTAAGTTAAGTCCTTCTAAGAAACCATAAGGTTTTACTCTTACACCTTGTTCAGTTAAATCTTCTCCAAGCAACCCAGTTTGTAATGGTGCAAAACCAAAAGCACCTGGTATTGCTGACAAACCAAATGTCATAACATTCATAACATCTACATAATTAAATAACAACTCTCCTGTTATTGGGTCAGATGTAAAAAATGCATTATCTGTATCCCAAGGTTTAGCTTCTTTACCTCTATCTATTGCTATACGAGTTCTATTAAATTTTTGTGGATTTTCTAATGTTAACTTACCCCAAGTTTTTAATACTTCTTGAAATATTTCAGGGAATGGAACATATGATGCCATAACATCAGATAGTACGTGTCTTTCTTGACTAGCATATAAAAGATTTTGAACTTCTTCCATAGCTTTATATTTAAGTAATGTTTCTGCTTGTTCTAAAGTTGTAATGCTTCCTTCTGATGCAGGTTCTTTTGCTTTTTTAAGTAAATTTAAATATAGCTCACTACCTTCTGTCCAAGTCTTTGCACCTATAACAAATTCTTTTTTAACTTCTGGTGTCATAAATGGCATTAATTCTTCAGCTAATGTATAAAATGTCCACCTGAACATTGGGTCACGATTCAAATAATCAGATGGTTTAGCTAACAAAAGTGAATACATTGAACCTAATGCATCATCCCATTTTTGTATAGCTTGTTCTACAAGTTGACCTGATTTACTTAAATTAGGATTATTATTAAAAGCAACATTACGTGGACCTAAATCCATTTTTACAACTTCATCATCAAATATCTTTTTAATTTGGTCATAAAATTTTCCAAAGTATCTTTCTGTTTTAGATGCTTGTACTGCATTTTTTTGTGCTAACTCTAACCAATCTTCATCATCAACAAAACCACCATTAGCTATAAATTCACGTATTTTAGAAGCACCCATGTTTAAATCTACTTCGTAATCAGGATATACATATTCTCCATTTCCATTTGTTAATAATTCTCTTGCCTCACGTTCTGTAATTTCTTGACCATTACGTAAAATTTTATTTGTAGGGTTTCCTTGTAACCTACCAATTTCCCATTCAGCAGTTTTTAAATATTTTAACAACTGGTCTTTATTTTTTAATACTGCACGTGCATCAGGGTCATCACTTCTTTTAATTAAATCATCTATGTATTTTTTACCTTGTGTAGTATTTGTAAAAAACTCTAATGCTTTATTAGCACCATCTCTTGCAACTATTACAAACAATGGGTCATTTGCTCTATTTAAAATTTCGTGTATAAACCCTCTCCACCATCTAGGGTCTATTGTTGCATTACCATCAGCATCAATAATATATTTATCTACATTAATAAAAAAATCATCTACTGCGTTTCTACCTCTGTTTTGTGGTTTTAAAACTTTCAATAATGTTTGTTCAGACATTGTATTTATATATTGTGGTGTAGTGTTAAAAAACGTTCCTGAAGGTGCAGCTTGTGCATAACCTGTTTTTTTACTTACAATTTTTCTAGCTGTTTGAAAATTGCTATCAAACAAATACTCCATAACTTCTTTAATTACTGGTGAATCAAAATCAACATTATCTATACGTGGGTCTGGTTGTCCATATACAGGTACTTCTATAAATTGAAAAGCAGGACTTTCATTAGTATTTAATACTTTAGATAATTTTCTAATAGGATGCTCTTTAGGCAATATATCAAGTATTTCTTTTCTCATGTGTATTTTTGGTTGATGTGCTTTTATAGCAATAGACAAAGCATTTCGTATGTATGTTTCAGCTTGTGCTAATGTTTTGATTTCATCATAATCACCAAGATTTACAACAACATCTAATATCAAATTGTTTTCTACAATATTTACAGAAACACCATGATTAGCTTTTAGAAGTTGTGGTTCTATAGATGGATTTGTAACATACTGTCTTACTAATTTTCCTACATCTTCTATATTTTCAAACTCTAATATTTGTTTATATTTTTTATTAGGTACTACAGATATAGCACCTCTTTTAAATCCATTATTAATTCCTGCAGATGGATTTAAAAATGGATGTAAAAAACCACCTGCAACATTAACACTTTGTACATCACCAAATCCCATATCTTCTAATTTGTTAAAATTTAATAATGATTGTCTTTTTAGTTTTTTTAAATCTCCTACTATTTCATCAAATGCAAAGTCTGTAGCACTATTGCCATCAATAGCATATTGTATAAATGAATCTCCAACTTGACCTGATGCATTTGTATTTAATCTAAGAGTTTTCATTATTTGTTGTATTTGTTCATATTTCAAATTTTCTATTGATTTTTTCATATCAACATTTCCAATTAATTCTGCTACGCTATCTATCTCATCAGAGTTAATTCTTGTAGCAAATAATTGTTCTCCTAAATTGTCAAGCATTTGCACAAATACAGGGTCTGATTTATCTAAATTTAATTTATCTACAACTCTAGGAAATGGTCTTGCTTTCAATGAAGCTAATAACAAAGGGTGTCTAAACACACTAGGACCACCATACATAGCAATACGTACAGCTTCTTCTGGTGGTACACGTAATGTTAAAGCAGGTCTAAGCATCCAAACTGGTTTTAATGCACGTTGCATAATGAAATCAGAATAAATATATTCTAAATAACTCTTAGGTGCTAACGTTGTATTTTTTTTAGCGTAATTAGTTTTTAATCCACGTGTAGGTATTTTTGCTTGTTGCATAATTTTTTCCATTAAAGAGTAATCTTTTTTACCCCAAGTAGTTGATAAAAACTTTCTTAAACCACTATTACTTGGACCAACCAATCTTCTAAATTTAGACAATGCTCTAGCGAGTTCGTTGTAGTCTGTTAATGGAACAAAGTTATCAGCAAACTGTCCAATAGAAAAAGCAGTAGGAACTGCAACTTCAATAGCTTCTAATATGTTTCCTTCTTCATCTACTCTGTCAGGTCTTAATTTATACTTAGTACCTGGAAAAGATAATGGCATACCATCTGAATCATATAAATATTTTCTTTTCTCTACTAACTCATTATTAACAAAATCCATAACTTCAGTAATTAATTCTTCATCATCTTTTAAATCAGGATTATCTTTAATTACTTTATCTTTCATTTTGTTATTGACTTTTCTAACAATTTTTACAATGTCATCTTGATTTTTAGAATTTAACAATTCATTAATTATAAAATCTCTACCTAGTTGGTCCTCACCCATAGCTATTAAAACGCCATCTATATTTTCTATTGTTTCTGCAATATAATTAATAGAAGCAAATTTACTTGGTGCTAAATCAAATAGTCTTTTAACTCTTTGTGGTAATGCATTTTTTAAAGAACCTCCGATACCGATAATACCTCTAAATGGGTCATTTTTAGGAGTACCAAGTAAAGCACCTATGCTATTTCTTAATGGTGCTATATCTACTGCTTTACCACCAAACTTATACGCTAATTGATTTGCCATTTCAGCAACAACAGATTGTCGCATAGGTAATTTATTTATAGGTGTTAATGTAGCTGCTTGTGCAATTTCTTGACCTACAAAAGTACCTGAATAAGGTGCAATCATTAAATCTGATAAATCACCATTTTTAAGTAATGAAGTAACTATCTCTTTCATAGATTCTTTATTTTTTACTTTTGCTAATAAATTTAAAACTCTAGTATCTACTTTTGAAAATGTTGGTATGTCTTTTAATCTTGCAACAGATTCATTTACAGTTAATGCTTCTATAAATTTATCTCCCCATTTTGAATCTAGAATTTGTTCTGCAGTTTTACCAAAAGTCATTCTTCTAGCTTCTTTACCTGCTTTTGTTGGCTTTAATGTATTTAACGCTCTAGTAATAAAAGCAGCATCATCTACGTATTGTGCAACTTCTGCTGCCGATACAACGCTTCTACCTGCAGTTTTTACTGCACTACCATAACCTAAAAGTAGGTTAATTGGGTCTGCACCTAATCTAAATGCACCATCAATAATTGTAGATGTTAAAGCATATGATATTTCTCCTTCTTGTGAAAACTGTGCTGCAACTATACGACCAGGAGATATTGGTATTCTCTCTCCTGTTTTAGTTGTATATTTATATTGGTATTCATCACGTTCAAATTCTTCTGTTATTGGATTACCATAAACAGCAGCAGCAGCTTCATATGCTTCTGTTGGAGATTTACCTAATTTAATCTGTTTACTATATACATCTGTATCTTCTAACGCTATTGAATTAGGTAAAATTCCAACACCTAAGTTAAGTGGTTTACCTGCATCTATTTCATTTAATGCTCTACGAAATTCGTTTTCTCCATATGCTTCTTTTGCTTTGTTGTATGTATCATTAAAATCTTTTCCTAAAGTTGCCTGTCTTGCATTTTCTGTCCATTTTTCTGTAGGTAACAAACCTGATATCAAGTTAGCACCAACTGCAAAAGGAACTGGTGTATCTGTTTCTTGTGCAGCTACTACAGATGATTTAAAATTTCTTGATATATTTTGAAATGCACTATCCATAGCTAAGAAACCTAACTGTGTTGCTCTCTTAAAACCACCAACATTTGTATTAATTTTTACACGTTGTTTCTTTTCCATAGCTTTTTGTTGTGTCTGTGCAATTTTTAGTACATCTTCATCATCTGCTTTTAATCCCATTAATGGCAAATAAGCAACTAATCTTCTATCTAAAGATGGATATGTGTATGCCATATCACGCATAGCTTCTACTAGTTCAGGAGATATAGCTCTTTCAAATTGAGATATTTCATCTAAATTTTTAGATGTAGATTCTGCTAAACCTTGTTTGAAATATGAAGGTACAAAAAAATTAGATTTGTAATCCATATTATCCTATGTCTATATCTGCTTCTAATAACTCATCCCATATTGGGTCAGGTAATATTCGTTTAGCTGCTTTAAAAATATTAGCTACTGTATCAGTAGGTATAGCCATACCACCATTGTCACCAGGTCCATAAGGTATTCCTGATTGTATTGGTTCAAAAGGTTTGTTTGTTGGTGCAGCTATATTCATAGGTGGCAAGTTAGGAATGCTAGGCATACCTCCTGTAGCACCTACTTCTTGTTGCATTGGACTAATAGCTTCTGCTTGTTGTTCCAATGCTGTTGTTTGTCCTGTTGGGTCGCCTTCCATTCTAGGTGGTGCAACTATATCTGCAAACGCACCTGATTGTGTTAGGTCAGTAGCTTCCTCTAATGCTTTACTTTTTCTTCCTCTGTTATATTTAGCCAAAGAAATCATCTCCTAGTCTTGGGTTATATTCGTACTCGAATGTTAAATTAATAAAAAAGTGTGGATGTGGTGTAGGTATAGTAATAAAGTTTTTCATAACTATCTCTCCCTCATCTGTGCCTGTAAATACATCTTCAGACCAATCTTCTCCATTAATTATATTATAAAACTTAGCGATAACTTCTTGTTCATCCACCAGGTACTCCTTGTGGTTGTGGTGGTTGTTGACCTAATGCACCTAGAACTTGTTCTATTCCTGGTAATCCACCACCTGGACCTGTAGGTATTTGTGGTCCACCTTGTCCAAGTAAAGCTAATTCTTCTGGTGTAGGTTCTTCACCTTCTGCTGTATAAAATTTATCTAGTATCTCTGACATTTTTTGTGGATTTTTTCTAATCTCTATTGCTGCCATTAATGCTTTTTGGTCACCTTGTGCAGCTTGTGACATAAGTGTTTCAAACAAAACAGTTTCTGCTTTTTCAGAATGTATACGTTGTTGTATTCTACTTATGTTATCCAATCCATCCATATTTTCTTGTAATGTCTGTGTATCAATAATTCCTTGTTGTTTTAATTGCAAACCAGTAATAATTTTTTGTGCTTCATCAAACCCTGCCATAACACCATAAACTCTTCTTGTTTCATAGATTTCTGATATGTCAGATTCTGGTGTGTAGTTTTCTTTAAAGGATGTTCCTTTATATCTACCTGCCATAGGTTTACGAAGTTTACCAAACATCAACTCATCATATTCAAGTCTTTTAGCATCCATTTCCTCTAAAGCATCTTTCATAATAGTTTGATACTCTCTAACGTGTAATGATGCAGATTGACCTAACTCCTCTAAACCTCTACCAGTAACAAAACTGTTAGGAGATTGTCCATCATCAGATACAGGATATGATGCACCAAGTCGCAAGTGTCGTTCAAGTCTATCTACTTGTTGAAATAATTGGTATGGTAGATTATTGACTGGCTTTGACACTTGTGAACCTGGAGTTAAATAGTTAACAGCAAATCTGCCTTTTCTATATTTTCCTGATTCAATCTCACCGACTATGTTTGTTTCTGTAAATACTGCATCTTCCATAGCAATAGTTCCAAGAATATTAATCTTTGCCATGTTTGCCATAAGACCTGTAATGTGTTGAAACTGTGATTGCATTTGGTCAAACGCATATCGTTTAGCTATAACAAAAGCAGGACCAGATTTAAGTATGTTAGGTATAAAATCTATAATCTTTTTATTTTCTGGTAGGAATACGTATGTTCCTTCTTTGTCATAATACTGAACCACTACTTTTCCATGACCTGTTGAGTTCGCCCAACTACCTGCTCTATCTGTACTATCAAGTAGTGCAGAGTATGGATTTTGAAAACCTGTGTTATCTTCTTGTTGATATATATATGCTTTAGCTTCTGGATATTGGTCAGCTAATATTCTATGTGGAACTCTACGAATAATTGCTAACTCATCAGGTTGTTGGTCATTACCAAATGTTCCTGGATAGCAAGTAAATGAATCTTGTAGTTCAGCATATGGATAGGGAACATTATCTCTATCCCTTCTATGTGATATTGTCCACACAACAAAACCATAACCAGGTAACCATCTAGCTGCTTGTGGTAATTGTTTATCTAGTTTTTGAAACTTATCATAAGATGTAACAATTCTCTCTATTTTCTCTGATTTTCTTTTAGCTCTCTCGCTATCTTTTTGATTAATTACATCAACTTTTAAATCAGGACTTCTACCTAGTTTTTGTGCAAATCTTTCTAGTGCAGTTAAAAATAAGTTAGGTGCAGGTAACTCGTGGTACTCCACATTAATTGTATTACCTAGCAACGCTTTAACTGCTGCTTCTCCACCATTCATAATGTCACGAATCCTAGACCTATCAATCATTTGTTCTTGATTAATAACTCTTAGGTAATCTATTCTGTCGTATAATTTTTCACTATCTAATGGCATTTATCTCCAATTATCTATATCCATGTTACTAGATTCGTACCCTGTAAAGCTAGGATTATAATCATATCCTAGTTCTGCAAAGCGTTCTTTTTGCATACGCCTAATTGCTCTCATTGGAAACCAACTAGCCATAACAATATCAGTTTTTGTACCCACGCTCTTGCTTTTGTTCCTAGCAGAACTAAAGTACACTAACTGACTTGTATATAAGTTTACCTTCTCTTGTGCTTCAAAGCTAAGATATGGCAAAGAAATATTTTGTTCTTGAAACATAGGTCGCATAGCTGTAACACCATAAATTGGGTCAAACTTATTCTTGTGTGTTTCGTGTCCTTCTAAAAATATTCCATGCTTAGATGCAAACTCTCTAATACTTTTATCTTGTCGTATTGCTTTTTGAAAACCATTTTCCTCAATAACCCAATGTGATAAATTATATTTAACCCACCACTCTTTCATTATCTCTAGTGCTTGTGGAATACCACCACCTAAGTTGTTATTCATATCTACCATATGCAACTTGTTAGTTACTGAATCGTATGCCCATAAAAATGCAGCTTGATAACCTGTAGATGCAGGGTCTAATCCTGCTATAAGTCTTGTACCTTGTGGTACGTGTCCAATGTCACGTTTTTGGTCACGACATTCCTCTATCTCTACTCTATCAAACAAAGCTAATCCATCAGGCATAGCTACATTAAGATAAACCATTTCGTATATTGCTCTACCACCTGTAGTTTCTGCTGCTCTCTTTCTATCCATTAACCACTTGTACGTTCTCTTTCCACCCCACAACATACAATCTACGTGTTCTTCTTCATTCCAGTCTGGCAAGTTACAAGCTGTGTCATGTGCTTCTTCTACAGTTGTAGTCCAACTTTGGTTCTCTAAAAGATGTGAATACAAATCATCATAATGCTGTCTTGAACCGATAACGACCATAGCTGTGTGTTCCTCTTTACGACTAGATAGTGTTGTTGTCCACCAACTTCTAGTGTTTTCTCTTGATGAAGGTTGCATAGTTGAGTTATGGTCCTCAATGTCATCAGCAATAATTATGTCACAGTCACGAGAAAGTATCTTACCACCTCTACCAATGCCAACCATTGTCGGTGACTTAATACCAGTAACTGTTCTTGTACCTACAGTAAAACCATTTTGTGACCAAGACTTACCTGTACGAGATGTAGGTTTAAATTTTGCACCAGGTCCACATATCTCTTCTATCAGTAACTCGTTACTTTCTAGTTGGTCAAGTACAGAACCTACTGCATTCTTAGCAATCTCTTCGTTACCACCTACCCATAAAATACGTATGTTTGGATTTTTACAAATAAGCCATACTGCAAAGTGAATTAACAAATCTGTTTTACCATGTCGTGGTGGAGAAAGTATCATGTGCTGTCCACCATTATCTATAGCATTCATAATCTCACCTATCCATTTGTGATGAAAGTCTGGTGTTTCGTATGCTACACCTTGTTCTGTCTGGAAATATCTCTGTCTAAAATCATCAAAGTCTGCTAATGACTTTTCTGCTACTTGTGGTAATGACCATTTATCTTGTTCTTGTTTGCTTGTTAAATCTTCTATGTATGCAGAGTATGCCATAGATACTGCACCTTGTGTTGTGCCTAATATATCTGCAACTTCTTGCATTGTTATTTTCTTTGTATAGATATCTGCAGCTAAACCTGATTCGACTATGTCGTTATAGACTTGTCCTCTACGTGCTTGTACATTTGTTTTTTGACTAGGTATATCTAGTACATCATCTTCTTGTGTCCACTCTTTACCTGCTTTTCTAGCACGTTTCTTTTGCATATTAATTCTGTTAGAACAACGTGTAGAACAAAACTTACGTTTTTTAGGTGGTAGTGGTCTATGGCAACCTGCTGCATAACATAACTTTTTATCTACCATAATTACTACACTCTTTATTTTTGCAAACTACTTTGCTATCTACAATATTTAAAACCTTTCCACATACTGGACAGGTTAATTTAATACTCAATTATTTTTTCTTATTCTTTGTTTTTGCATAATATGCTTGTACTTGTTTCAGGGTCATCTTTTTACCACTAGGTGAATAATAATACTTACCTCGTTTAGTAAAAGGCATAATTACATCTTCTTAGATTTTTTCTTACCACCTTTTTTGGCGTAAGATTTCTTTTTACCATATTTGTTTATTGGCATAATAACTCCTGTTGTTTATTACCACCCACTATAACACAAAACCCTGCCGAAGCAGGGTCTTGTCGTACAGTCTGTCCATTTACTGTGTGAGTTTTGTAGGCAGTTGTTTCCTCAATTAAAGGTCCTCACACCTACGCTACTCTATGAAAGAAAATGAAAAATCAAACCAACTTTATCTATACACAACAATTTCTGCGAACTGTCTTAAATATGATTAAGCTATCTTTCTTTTCATATCTTTACGCATACCCCTATGCGTATCTAGGACTTTCCTAGATACGAGTAGTATAGCTACCCCCCCGAATTAGCTAGTGTGTAAAAAAAATTTTTTTTTAAACAAAGGTTGTCATTATCCAGTTAGATAGAACATACCCTCTATTGCTAGAGGGTGTTGTTCTCAATCAGAAAGGAGTAAACAATGAAACCTAGAAAGGTTGATGTTTACCTGTTTAGTATAACATACTTAAAATATAATGGGGTTTATGTTGAATGTTCGTAGGCGAAAGGAGGAAACTCCTACTATACACAAACCCCATTAGTTAAATACTACCATTTAAAACAAAAGGTGGTATAGTTACGAAACAAGCAAGATTTCCTTCCTGCTTTCAGAAAAGGATATTTGATAATAGACATCAATTAAGTGGACTAGCAGGACCATGATAACTAGGGTAAAAGCCTATTACTTCACATATTTATTTGTTACTAAACTTTAGTTCATTCTGGTTGGGAGGGAGTGACACAGGGTTAGCTGTACTCTCTATGTTAGTGTTAACTTAATAAAACTTACTTTAAAAAAACACCTTACTTACTGTTGTGGTACACCACTATATATAGTACCACCATATTTAGTACCTACTTAACAGCATATTCTTAGAGGGTGTACACAATAAAAGAGCGCGCCCCACATTTAACCCCCCTATGTGAAAGCCCACCAAATTATTGCGTGTGTGCGTGGTAGACCTAATCCATATTGCTACACATACTATATGTTGTGCATACATTATGTAGTGATACGAGATATAGTGTACCTACTTTGTTTAAATACTAGGGATATATAGTTAACTTAGTTCTTATCGAAGGTAACTCAATTAAATCTGTGATAGAAAATCAAACGAAGGCATAAAAGAAAAGACACCTGCGTTAACAAGTGCCTTCTCTCTGCGTTGGTTGGTTGTGCGTTACATAAGATTTGTTTTCAACTTAGTGTTATCTTGTTGTAGTTCTGCAATCTTGATTTGCATTGTGCATATATCAATGTTCAATAAACATATATCAATGTTGTTACTAATCAACTGCATTTTATTAAATTCAACTGGAGTAAATCTTTTAGTGTTACTCCAATCGACTTCTGCATTGTTGTTAAGCTCTTGTCTTTCTTTTTTGTAACGTTCAAGATTTTCTTTCCAACTTTCTTTATGAGATTTCCACGCACTAACATCAACTGTCTTAGCTTTACTCATTATTCACCAACTCTTTCTTTAATCATCTCAATACGAATTTTTGTATTTTGAATTTGTTTATCCACATAAGTAAACCCACAATCCATACATAGATATTCGCTTTCCATTTTATTAACTTCATAGACTTTGATTTCATTATCAACATCTCTGTCTGTATAGCTAACTTCACAATCAATACACTCTGTTTCATAAGGTACTGCAACCTTAGGATATGGTGCTTGATTTGTGCTTTCTACTTCTGCACGTGTGCTTTCTAGTTCTGCTAAACGCAATTCTGCTTTAGCTAAAACATCTTTCCAATCTGTCATTTTTAACCAACCTTTCTAATTGATATAACTATCTTACCAACTTGTAGTTTTATGCAACACTTATTTACAAATTAATAATCTAGTGTCGGTAGTACATCAATAATTTTGTTTCTTGTTTCTGCTACTTTCTCTTTAGCAAAATTTCCTAATTCATAAGTGCTATAAAAATTTAAATCAAAAAGACTTTCCTCAACTTCTTGTAAAAGTTTTATAGCTTTTTCTATATCTGTCATTTCTACCTTTCTAAATTGTTTCTAGTTCCATTAAGATTTTTCTAAAGTCATCTTGCTTTAAATTGTTCTCTAATAGTTCTAATAAAATTCTAATCTCTCTACCAATACCCATGACACTATCTGCTTTAGATGTATCAAGATTATTCTTAGTCGCTTGACTATGTAAGAAAGACCTAACACGTTCTCTGTGTGCTAGGTATTCTGTCGTGCTACGTACTGTCATTACTTACCAACCTTTCTAATTGATATAACCACAATAGCATACTCACAATATATGCAAACTATTGTTTACAAGTTTTTATATATTGATTGTATCGATAGTGTGTTTATGTTCTCTTAATCTTTCTGGAATAACTCTTGAATAGTTACACCAGTTACAACAGATACCATGAGCAACAGGCATAGCATTATGCTTGTCATCTATCTCTCTAATCGGTTGACTACAAATTACACATTTCATAACGTGCCTTTCTCTAGCTTGATTTAAGTATATACGTAAGAATATTTTATGACAAGTATTGTTTACTTATAATTAAGAGTGTAGTAATGTAGTGAAAGGAAAGGAAACAATGAGTAACGTAGATACTAAACCAAATGAAAGTTGCCCACGTGTAGAGGACAACTGTATGTTTGGTGATAATTGTTATTGTACAGTACAGGAAGTAAAGGTAAGTTTATCTATTTATGATGAACAAACAGACCAAACGTACAGAGTGAAAGTTAGTAATGATTTTTACGATAACACAACAAAAGATTACACAAGCAAATTACAAGATAAAAGAATTGCAAAACTAATACACGACATTGAAAATGTAGTTTGTGATTTCGCAGGTCTTGATTATAGAAGTGGAGAATAGTGGAACAATTAATAAAACGAGTTGAGAAACTTGAAAGCAGAATGCGTATGTTGGCTACTGGTCAACGTGCAATCATAGAACACTTTAGCGAGGAAAGTAAAGAGTTCTTTATCCATATGATAAGTTCATTTATGGCTAACAAAGAAGTTAGACATGACTTTACAGAATACGTAAACGAATATGCAGATGATGACATAAAAATATTTATGACAGAGATGAACGAGATTGCGTTAGACATAGATAAAGAAGTTGATGATGAATAAGTTAGAGTTGTACTTCTGGATATTACTTCCAGTTTATATTGTAGGTGCATTAACTATTGCTAACTGGTTGGCTAGTCATGTCAATAGATTTGTTTACATCTACAAAGAAAAAAAATATAAGAAAAAATTAGTTGATTAGGAGATAATACAAAATGTGTGATTGTGAAAACATTTACTACAGTAATGAGGGAGATATAGATTATTATTACTGCCAAAATTGTGATATTAGTCAAGTTGGCTAATATAAAAAAAAATATAAAAAAAAGACAACATATAATTACAAGTATGGTAAGGTACTTGTAGAAAGGAAATGATGAAAGGAACGCATAAGGTTGGAAACACTATCAATAGCAATAGTGATTTGAAATACCATATAAACAATGTAATTCCAGTTTGGTACGCTAACTTTCATCTTTTCTTTAACGTAATCCCCTTATTACGTAAAGCTACTTATGAAAACAAACTACTTGACCTCTCGCTTAGACTGGTCAAAGTATGATAACGAACTAAGGCATACACGAAGTCAAGTATCTTGTTCAAATTTGTAGGTAGCTTGTAGCACATAAAGGTATAAGGTTTGAAATTTGAGAGTACAATACAAAACCTTTGAGGCACTTAGCCAAGATTATACCAACTCTCTGTGTGTTACAAGCTATCTATAACTTAGATATTGTATCGTGAGATACAAGATAGTCGGACAACGAAGTCTAATTAACTTCGGCTTGTAGTGAGTAAATAGAAACGCAACGACTTCACTACCAAAAGTTAGTAGATAGCAACACAAGTTAGTTAGTGAGTAGGAGTTCTTTTCAATGCCCTGTTTAGTTCAACCGAAAGCTAACTAACTTTCTTTTTGTACACATATATTTACAGATGTGATACAATATATATTGACAGAAAGGATAATATGTCAAAAGGAATAGATGAGTTTGACAACTCTTGGTATGAGATTGATGACCAGTTTGACACTATTGCAACTAACAATAGTTTTAAAACATCTTGGACACCAATGTCATTTAAGAAATCAAACGTAAACAAACAAGCAAACGTTACCTTTATGGGAGATAGTGTGCTTGATTGCAAAGCATATACTGGTACAGGCAAAGGTACTGTTGACTATGTAATCAAACAAGCACATGGTGACTATAAAAATAACACGAGAAATGTTAACGACATAAGCGTAGATGGTTTTACAATTCCAGATTGTATTGATGTTGTTAATGATGTTTATGGTAAAGCAGTAGTTATTAGTGCAGGTGGTAACGACTTACTTGCAAAACTATCTTTACTCAAATCAAGTACAGATAACAATGTAACTATGGGTATTATGAACGCAGAGTTAGACAAGCTAAGTAATGCATACGAAACTTTACTACACCAACTAAGACAGGGTGGTAGAAAGTTCTTACTCATTACTTGTTACGAGGGTAACCTAGCTTACAATCCACAACGTTTTCATAACGTAGATAATATTGCACTATCAATAGTATCAATGTGGAACGACAGATTATACAGACTAGCTAACGTTCATAACAATAAAAGCAACAGAGTAGGACAGCAGTTTGATGTACTAGATACACGTACATTTATGAAACCTAACTGTTTCTATAACGAGATAGAGCCAAACGAAATTGGTGCAAAACGTATAGCAACACAAATCAACAAGTGGTTGTACGCAAATCAAGTATGGTAATGTGCGACCACTTAGAATACGTAATAGAAAATGGTAACAAGTGGTGTGTTGATTGTGGCACAGCACTTGGTCAACCATTTGAATTAGAAAAGGAATAACAATGGCAGATGAATTTATAGAATATAAAGTCGAAGTTCGTTTTATGGCAAAAGATTTAGATGATGCAGAAAACTTTATTCATTCAATGAGTGGTGGAGATTGGATAGAACACTTAGAAACTACATCTGGACTTGATGTTGAGGAAACTAGAAAGAGAAAAGGAATAACAGTTGAAAGACATAATCCAGAAACTTGTGATGAGTGTATTGTTGCAAGAGAAAATAACGATATGGATAGACAAGGATATGAAAATTAATGGACTATCAATACTTTAGAAATAAACCAGTTCCTAAACTAAATCAACGAGATACAGTTGAGTGGGTATTAGTAACTGCTAGGCAAAGTGATGAACCATTAGTATCATCTAGCACATTTGTATATGACTTCGGTATTCCTAGAATATCGGCACACATATTTAATATGCGAGAGGACTTGTGGGAAATCGAAACAATCAAGAAAGGTAGAAAGCATTACTATAAGTTATTGCAAACACCTAGAGAAATACTAGAACAAGCAAAGACAGAAAGGTTATTCACATGAGTAATACAATTAGACACGATATACCAGTAAGAGAATATGGTATAAGAGTGTTTATTAAAACACCAAATCCTATTGACTTAACTGTTGTATGTGATGAAACACAATTCAATGCAAAAGTAAAAGAGTATCAACAAGACATTATTGATGATGTTGTTGAGCAAGTTAAGAAACAACTTGATGACATAGAGATTGGTAGTGGTATAGCAGTTATTGATAAGAGAGATGTTGATTGGGATTTAAAATAATGACAGACAGCTTGTGTTTCTGCTGTAATAAAATACCTAAAAATGACTTTTATATTATGGATAGTGTATTAGTTTGTTGTGATTATTGTCATGACAAATGTTTACCAAAAAAATGAGAAAGGAAACTGATGAGCGAAAAGCCAACAATAAGTGATACCGATTATGGTTTCAATGGATTGCTTAGAATATTTAATGAGCAAGAGATTGATATAACAGAGTGGGTATTTGAAAGACTAGACAAAGAACGTGGTGGAATATCTTTTAATCTACCTATGTGTCATGGAGAAATCTATTTGACATGGGGAGATTTATATAGAGCAGACATACAGTTTGTAAGGTCGCAGAAAAAGTATGATGAAGTATTAATGTTAGGACAACTGTACGAAATCATAAAAGAACTAGAGAAAACAAGACTTGACTTTAAGAAATCGTTAAGTGAAATGCTAAAGAACGCATTTAAAAGTGAGGAAGAATAATGGATAGTAAATGGAATAAGATAGTTAAGGGTTTGTTAAATGAGGAAGATTACTTAGAAAAACAAATCAAAGCATTTAGAAAGACCAGACTTACAGTAATAAAACAAATGCAAGAGGAACTTTCTATACAAGAGATTGCAAAACTTTTTAAGATATCAAGACAAAGAGTGTATAAAATAATAGAGAAAGGACAATAATGCCTAAGTTTAATTTAGATAATTACGAAACAGTAGAGGACAGACTTAAAGTATTCTGGACAGATAATCCAAATGGTCGTGTGTTTACAGAAGTAGTACACGAAACTGATGATGGAAGTTGTGTAACTATTAGAGCATTTGTATATAAAGATGAGAGCGACACAAATCCAGTAGCTACTGGTATAGCACAAGAAACTAAAGGACAGGGTGGTTTCGCAAATACTGATGCATGGGTAGAGAACTGCGAAACATCTGCTATTGGTAGAGCATTAGCTAACTGGAAATATCAAGGTAGCAACAAAGCAAGACCTAGCCGAGAGGAAATGTCTAAGGTAGGTAATCAAGATAACGTTGAAGTTACTAAGGTAAGAACACCTAGAACAACTAAAGCACAACAAGAACAGATGAATAAAGTTGTTGATGAAATGGTAGCCGAGCCAAAGACTACAACAGTAGCTAGTCAACTTAAAACTATCATGCAAACAATGGTAGATGATGAGAAAAAACTTGTTGAGTACCAACGTGAAGCCTACGTTAAATGTGTAAGCGAACACAACACACCAGAACAAGTTGAAAGTTGGAACGAAGAACACATGGATATATTCCTTAGTGAGTTTGAAAAGCAAATACCTAATGGAAGTATTGAAAACGTAAGTGAAGTTTTTGATACAGAGGAAATAACAGAAGGAGGTGATGACATGGGAGATGAATGGAAGAGCAATCCTGCAACAGAAAACCAACTCAAATGGTGTAAAGATATTGTTGCAAAAGCTACAGATAAAAACATTGAAGGACTATCCGAACTAAAAGAGTTGTGGAATGGTGGAAATATCAATGGACAAACTGCTAGTGATATCATATCTAACTGGAACGATAAGGTTAAGTAATGAGTGAACTAGAGCCAATAAGCTATAATGTGCAGAAGTTGGTTGAAAGATTACAGAAACGTTTTCCTGATTATGACTTCAACCAACCTGCAAAGCTAGATAGAAGATGTAAGAAAAGTTATACAGGTCAATGCCCAGTTGTAAAACATTCTAGTTACGCAACTGATATGGAGGGTAATGACTTCTGTATAAAGCAAATTAAAGTAGCACTTGAAGATAATCCTTATGCACATAATGTGATTACTTGTAATGCAATATTAAGAACTAAGCAAGAAAAAGAACTTGCAGAGAAAGGAAACTTTTAATGCCAAATATATTTGATGAGCCAAAGATGTTAAAAGCGTGGGCAATAAAGTTAGCTAATGCTTGTGGTGGACAAAAGGTAGAGAAAACTATGTTTCTTACAAAGTTAAACACTAAAAGAATTGGAGAACTGTTAGATGAATTTGTTAATGACCACAACGACAACACTTTAAAGGTAGCTGAACAGCTTGGACAGATAGAGAAAACAGAGGAAGAGTAATGTCATTTGATAGTGGAGATGTAATAACATATTGTTACGATTGTTTGACTTACAAGTGTTGTTCGGTACAGAAAAATGATAAATCACAATGCTGTAGTAAGCTAACGTGTGATGAATATAGGGAGATAAAATGAGTAGTCCAGATGCAAAAGATTATCCTGTTTGTGTAAAGTGTAATCAAGTACCAGAGATACCATTAGATACAAAAGACACCTGTTATGACTGTAACAGAGGAAACATTTAAAGCAGTTCTAAGTTAGCCCAACCTTTATTGTTAACTGTGAAAGTGAGAACAGCAGGGTGCGACCATAGTCCAGACCTTTCTGTAAAATCAATAGACTTATCTAAACTTGGAGATTGAAACCAAGCACGATTACCTTGATACTTACTACGCAAATGGTGGTAATGTCCTGTTACTAATATCTCTGCCTGTCCACTAGGTAGGTGTCCATACATCTGACCTTTCCACCAATTCTCTATCTTAGCTTCTGGATTAGAGCCACCACCTGTCATATGACCATGTGTCCAAGCACAAGTCTTACCTTTAATTTTCATAACTTGATGAAATCCATCTGGTATTTCAACTGATACTTTTCCATATCGTTCTGGATTAGCATTCATAATCTCTTGACATATCTGCAAGTGCATTGTATCGCTGTTATCTAATCTATTTGTATAGACTTGACCTTTACTGGACCTAGACATTTCGCCATGATTACCTGGAACACCTGCAAGAACAAGTTTATCTGCTAAAGGTAAGAAGGTTTCAACAGTTTTCATAATCATAGAACGTGCAAGAGCATATTGTTCAATGAGAGAGAGCGAAACATTGAAGGGTTGACTGTCGTAAAAAGCTGCTGTACAGTTTTCTGTGAGGTCACCAAGTCCTATCATATAAATTTCATCTATCTCCACACCAATCCTACGCAAATCTTTTATACGATTAACTGCATCTTGTAAAGCAACATCATATCTTTTAATTGTATTCTCTACACCAAAATCTTTCTTACCTAATTGCCAATCTGCCATAAAGAATAAGAATGCTGTATCTCCACCTAGTGTTTTCTTTTTTATAGGTGGTTTTTTCTTAGCTTGTTTAAATAATTCTTGAAAATACTTGTCGTGTCCTGGATTTTTCTTTCGTACAACGCCTTTAAATGCGTAAAACGTTTCAGTTTTACCACCTTTTAGCTGAACATTCCACGAAGATGCACGTACAGAGCCTTCAATGTAATATAATTCAGGGTCAAATCCCCATTCTTTTAATATAGAATCGAACTTATTTCTGTAATCAGGGTCTATACCAACGTGAGTTATCTCACCTAGCCCTGTCTGTTCGTTGACTTCTAGTCCTGGTTGCCAACCTGATTTGTAAAAGTTATTACCCCATTCATCAGGTATAAGTTTTTTCTTTGTGATACTTTCCTCCTGTCAATATAAGTGTACAGGATTATTAGTAATATTTAATTATTTAGAAACTTTTTTTGGTTGTGGACTTACTTTCTTTTTAGCAAAAGATTTCAATACTGACAATACAGCAGCACCACCAGACAAAGCAGCAACTTCAAGTGTGCTTATATCTACTCCAAGTGCAGGTGTAATGACAAGTGTTGAAGCAAATGTTTCCACAAATGTCCATAGACATCTCTCCAATAAGTCTTTATATTCTTCACTCATTGTATTAGCTTTCCTAACTTTAACTTGTTTTCTATATTCTCTAGTTTAGCAATAATAATATCAAGTTTCTTTTGAAATGCTTGTGGATGTATCATATCTGGACCACTTGCATTTGATAAATCTTCTGCTGTTATGTTTGTAGATTTTTTTAGTGATTCAGTATCTACTTTATCCCATTCAATAATGAATTGTCGCCAAGCATCACCAGGACAAGATGTTTGTTTAAACGAAGAGTGTGGTCTTAGTTCTCCTTTGACCTGTGAGTAGAGCCACTTAACAGATTCAACAGCTTTATCTGAAGGTTTGTCGGTAGGTTTGCTACCACCAAGCCAACACACAGCAACATAATGCTTGTTATTGTAGTTAATTTCTTGCCTACTGTTGCCACCTTGTGCTGCACTTCTGTTTCCCCAACCTCTGCCTTCATAAATCTGTCCTGTATCTCCTACTAAAAAGTTATATGCTACATCATTCCAACCTCTGTCAACTTGATGTA